CGATTAGGCAGTGGTACAACAGGTCCGAGGACGTCTTTCCGAGTGCGGTACACGTCTTGCCGAATTTCGGTGAATACGAATACCTCCGCTCGGTCAGATTCTTGAATTTTTGGGACGAACCGCCTGTTAAGGTTGTGTTCGTTCCGAAGACACTCAAGACTCCACGAGTAATTGCAGTCGAGCCGCATAATGTTCAATTTATGCAGCAAGGATTGATGAAGTACTTTGTTAGCCGGATCGAACGTTCTCCCTTCGGGGAGTCCGTGCGGTTTCGCGATCAGAGTATAAATTACTCGTACGCAAGACGTGGTTCGATTGCTAAGCACTTTACGACGATCGACCTTTCTGAAGCGTCGGATAGGATATCCATCGCTCTAGTGAGGAAGATTTTCGGCTCTCATGGCCCTTTATTTCAGGCCATGTTAGCGTGCCGATCTCTCCGGGCCCGTCTTCCTGACGGGACTGTTCTAACAATGAACAAGTTCGCATCAATGGGGAGTGCAATGTGCTTCCCTACGATGAGCCTATGCGTTTTCGTCATTGTTTTGGCGGCTGTGCATAAGCAGTTAGGAATTCGTCCTACTATACGTTCAATGAGACGTCTCTCAAAGAACGTCAAGATCTTCGGTGACGATATTATCGTCCCGAAGGCTTGGCACGAATCCGTTGTTACCGAACTTGAGGTTTACGGACTTCGAGTTAATCGGCGCAAGTCATTCTCTGAATCACACTTTAGAGAATCTTGCGGTGGCGACTTTTACAAAGGGTACGAGGTAACCCCCGTATACCTTCGTGAGTCTGTCCCCGACGGTAATAGCCGCTGGTCGATCCAACAGGCGCTAAGTCTGGCTTCAACATCCGATCAGTTTTATCTGAAAGGACTATGGAGCACGGCTCAACTCCTGCGAGATTGGATTGAACATGGGGTACGAAAGCGTATACCTCGTAGTACTCTTAAGATCGATCATAAAGACCTTGGTCTTCGTGATTATTCTGCTGAGTATTCGGGGCTTACATATAAGTCTCTCATGTTCAACACGGGCTACACAAGGTGGGATAGAAATCTGCATCAATTGCAGCGTTCCGTCCTTTGCCCTGTGGCAGTTCGTCAGCGTGATATTGCTGACACAGCTGTATCACGATGGTTCCTCGCTTTCGAAAATATCGGAAACGATACTTCGATCGACATGGAAACTAG